AAATTACCTAACGGTGAAGATGATGATGGCGATGCTGTAACTTCAGCTGCAATAGCTGATACAGTAGAGTTTCCAAAAGGAGTTACTATATACGGTAGATGGACGAGGTGTAAATTATCTACAAGTTACACTCATGGTATAATAATATATTACGCTTCAAAAAGATAATATGTTAGGACTAGGAACTAGCATATCACATTTCAACGCTTTTGAAGAACCACCTGCTTTAGAAGCCGGAAATCCTCATTTGCAGCTTTGGCTAAAGCATGCTACTGGCATAACTCTAAACGGTAGTGACGTAAGTGCTTGGAATGATCAGTCTGGCAACAATAATCATGCCGTGCAGACAACTGCGTCTCGTCAACCAGAATACAATTCCTTGAACGATAATGTTGAATTTAACGTTAGCGCGGATGATGATGAAAGACTTGATTTAACATCTAATATAGATTTAGGTCAATTTACCATAATAGCGTGTATAGACATATCGCACCAAGAAACAATGGGATTAATGGGTAGTGCTTCAGACAACTGCTTAAGGTTTCATCAAGGTGCAGATCCAGATAGAATAAGCTTACTTTTACCTGATACTACAGATGAAGATGCTGATATGTTAAACTTAACATCTAACATTCCTTTTAGAACTTTTTTTGTTTTTACAATGATAAGAAGTGCTGGCCCAGATGATAACGTTGTCGTTAGATTTGATGGGTCTAATGTAACAGACACTAATTCAGGTAGAGATGATTCTGACCCAGCTAATACGTTTATAGTAAATGATATAGGAACTGCAGCTGGAAACTTTGCTAACTGGAGAGGTCATATATCTGAGATGGCTATATTCAACACCGCAATAACAGACACTACACTATTAGCAAGTATAGAAAATGATATATCCACTAGATGTGGCGTATAATAATATTAACTAATTAAATTAAATAAAATGGCAAAAAGAAAGACTCCAAAAGGAGATAAAATTGTTGACCTTAAACCTAAGGCAGAAAAAGTTACAAAAGAACAATTAGAAAATCTACAAAAGCTAGTAACTGGCTACAATAGAATAGAAACTCAAATAGGAAACTTAGAAGTTACTAAGCACAGAATGTTCAACAACATATCTCAAGTTCAAGCTGCTATCAGCGACTTGCAAGCTCAGTTTCAAGAAGAGTACGGAAGTGTAGACGTAAATCTTGCTGACGGAACTATTAAATATAACGAAGATGAGCAAACTAATTCGTAAAATCACAATAGGTAAAGATTACAAAATTGACGCCATGCACTATTCTGTTGGACAAGAAGTGTATGGTGGTCACACTATTTGTGATATTATAGAGGAAGAAGACAAGTACTCTATATACATTAGAAAAAATAAAGACGTATTACCATGGAAAGACTTTAATAAAAACATGGCGGTGTCTGTAGAGTATAATCTAGAGTATTAATGAAAAGCGTATATTGCTTTGTTATAAAGCCTAAGGGCGAAAGATATAACAACTCTGTACAAGTTGGTGATAAAAGTCTTATTGTAAACACAGAAAACTTTAATCATCAGTATGTTAACAGAGAAGCTGAAGTTGTATCTTGTCCTATAATAGGTGATGATCTAGGTATAAAACCTGGTGATACTGTGTTAGTGCATCACAACGTATTTAGACGCTGGTTAGATATTAAAGGTAAAGAAAAAAATAGCAGATCTTACTTTAACGAAGACACATACATAATATACGCGGATCAAATATTTTTATACAAAAGAAAAGACAGTTGGACTTGCCCTAAGGGTTTTTGCTTTGTTCAGCCAATAAAAGCTACTAGCGATTATAATACAGATCAAGAAAAACCACTGGTTGGTATAGTTAAGTATACTGATGGTACTGTAGATAAGGGTGATTTAGTAGGCTTTAGACCCAACAGTGAGTATGAGTTTGTTTTTGAAGGAAAAAGGTTATATAGAGTTTTATCAAATTTTATTACAATTAAATATGAATATCAAGGAAACGAAGAAGAATATAATCCAAGCTGGTCATAGAGCGGTTGAAGAGCTTATCAAAGTGGCTAAAGAAGCTATTGTTGATAGTGGTGATGATATTACTGCCGATAGACTTAAAAATGCTGCTGCTACAAAAAAACTCGCAATATTCGATGCCTTTGAGATACTTAATCGTATACAAGAAGAACAGGCTTTACTCGAGGGTAAAAGTATTGAAAAGAAAGAAGAGAAAGTTTTTAAGGGCTTTGCCGAAGGCAGATCTAAATAATGTACGAGCAAAATTTAGTAAATATAATAGAGCCTATAAAAAAGACTACAGTAAGTAGACTTAACAAAGGTAAAAAGTGGAAGTACGGCTATGACAAAGATCATGACGTGGTTGTACTTTCTCATAATGGTCAGATTGGCGACATATACGAAATACAAGGTTTAAAAATAGCTTTACCTAAACCTCCTAAAGACGTTTATTCAAACGAAAACAAAACCTGGCAACAACTTCCAAAGCCAAGTATACTAAAAAAAATAAAAACTATATTCGACTGGAAAGCCTATCCAGAAGAGCAAAAAGATCAATGGCACGATTATATAGACGAAGAGTTTCGTAGGCGTGAAGAAGGTTTTTGGTTTAATAACAATAATAAGCCAACATTTATAACAGGCACACACTATATGTATCTTCAATGGAGTAAAATTGACGTTGGTGCCCCTGACTTTAGAGAAGCTAACAGGTTGTTTTTTATATTTTGGGAGGCTTGCAAAGCTGACAGTAGATGCTATGGTATGTGCTACCTTAAAAATAGACGTAGTGGTTTTTCTTTTATGAGTTCTGCGGAAACAGTTAATCTCGCTACTATATCAAGTGATAGTAGATACGGAATACTATCTAAAAGTGGAGCTGATGCTAAAAAGATGTTTACTGACAAGGTTGTACCTATATCAATAAACTATCCTTTCTTTTTCAAGCCCATACAAGATGGTATGGATAGACCAAAGTCTGAGCTAGCGTATCGTGTGCCAGCGAGTAAGTTTACTCGTAAGAAAATAGACACTAACGAAAAGCTAGAAGAAATAAAAGGTCTAGACACTACGATTGACTGGAAGAACACTGGCGACAACAGTTATGATGGTGAAAAACTTTCTTTACTTGTACACGATGAAAGTGGTAAGTGGGAAAGACCTGATAATATACTAAATAACTGGCGAGTAACAAAAACTTGTCTTAGATTAGGTAGTAAGATTATTGGTAAATGTATGATGGGATCAACGTCAAATGCTTTAGACAAAGGCGGCGATAACTTTAAAAAACTGTATAATGATTCTGATGTCACAAGACGTAACCGTAACGGACAAACAAAGTCTGGTTTATATTCTTTGTTTATCCCAATGGAATGGAACTTTGAAGGATTTATTGACCAACACGGACAACCTGTATTCAATAGTCCAAATCATGATGTATACGGACCCGACGGTGAATTAATAGATGTAGGTGTAATTGATCATTGGCAAAATGAAGTTGATGGTTTAAAAGACGATCAAGACGGTTTAAATGAATTTTATCGTCAGTTTCCTAGAACTACAGAGCATGCATTTAGAGACGAAACAAAAAATAGCTTATTTAATCTTGTAAAGATATATGAGCAAATAGATTATAATGAAGGTATTGGAAGTTCAGCTGTGGTAACGTCTGGTAACTTTCAATGGATAGGTGGTGTTAAGGATAGTAAGGTTGTTTTTAATCCAGATCCAAAAGGTAGATTTAAAGTAAGCTGGGTACCACCTGCTCATCTTCAGAATAGAGTAATAATAAAGAACGGAATAAAATATCCAGGAAATGAACACATGGGCGCTTTTGGCTGCGATAGTTATGATATTAGCGGCACTGTTGATGGTCGAGGATCCAACGGATCTCTTCATGGATTAACAAAGTTTAGTATGGAGGATGCTCCTGCTAACACGTTTTTTTTAGAATATATATCAAGGCCACCAACGGCTGAGATATTTTTTGAGGACGTGCTAATGGCTTGCGTGTTTTATGGTATGCCAATATTAGCTGAGAACAATAAACCTAGGTTATTGTATTATATGCGTAGAAGAGGTTATAGAGGTTTTAGTATGAATAGACCTGACAAGGTTTGGAATAAACTATCTGTAGCAGAAAAAGAAATTGGTGGTATACCAAACTCTAGTGAAGATATAAAGCAAGCTCACGCTGCTGCTATTGAAATGTATATAAATTCTCACGTTGGTCATTTAGGTGACGGTAAGTATGGAACAACATATTTTAACGAAACATTAAATGATTGGGCTAAGTTTGATATAAATAAACGAACTAAACACGATGCCTCTATAAGTTCTGGCTTAGCTATAATGGGTTGTAACAGACATCTGTATAAGCCTGTTGGCATTAGAACTAAACAAAAAGTAAATATAAGTATTGCTAAGTATAACAACGACGGTGATTTTAGTGAAATAATAAAAAGAAAATAAATGTATAGAACAGGTACAAACTCTTTTCCAAGCCAAACGGTTAGTGACGAAGAAAAAGCTAGTTATGAATACGGTTTAAAGGTTGCTAAAGCTATAGAATCTGAATGGTTTGACACTGACACTGGATATTACGGTAGACACCACTCAACGTATAATAACTTTCATAATTTAAGATTATATGCTAGAGGAGAGCAGTCTGTTCAAAAGTATAAAGATGAATTATCTATAAATGGTGACTTAAGCTACTTAAACCTAGACTGGAAGCCCGTACCTATTATACCTAAGTTTGTAGATTTAGTTGTAAATGGAATGGCTAACAGAGTTTACGATATAAAAGCTTATTCTCAAGATCCTTACGGCGTTGAAAAAAGAACTGAGTATATGGAAAGTATACTTAGAGATATGAAAACTAAAGAGTTTAACGCTATGGCTAAAAACATGTTTAACATGGACTTAGCTAAAACTCCACCAGAAAAATTACCAGAAACAGAAGAAGAACTACAGTTACACATGCAGCTAAGCTACAAACAAGCTGTGGAAATAGCTGAAGAGCAAGCAATAGAAACTTTATTAGAAGGAAATAGATATGAACTTACTAAAAAAAGATTTTATTACGATTTAGCTGTTTTAGGTATAGCTGCTACGAAAACTTCTTTTAACACGGCTGAAGGTGTTAAGGTCGAGTACGTAGATCCAGCTAATCTAGTTTATTCACACACTGACTCACCTTACTTTGAAGATATATACTATGTTGGTGAAGTTAAAGAAATACCTATTAACGAGTTAGCTAAACAGTTTCCTAATTTATCTCAAGAATCTTTAGAGACAATACAAAAACAAGGCGGATCAATAAGAAACAGATCCGCAGGTAATAGATATAGAAGCAACGATGATAATGATCATAACAAAGTTGCTTTAGTTTATTTTAACTACAAAACATATACTAACGAAGTATACAAAATAAAAGACACTGGATCAGGTGGGCAGAGAGCAATAGAAAAAACAGACGCTTTTAATCCGCCTAGTGATATGGCTGGAGGATTTGAAAGATTACAAAGATCTGTAGAGTGTCTTTATGAGGGCGTATTAGTTTTAGGTACAGACATATTGTTGCAGTGGCAAAAAGCTAGCAATATGGTTAGACCTAAAAGTGATTTTACTAAAGTTAAAATGAATTACGCTATTGTAGCGCCAAGAATGTATAATGGCAAAATAGAGTCGCTTGTTGGTCGTATTACTGGTTTTGCAGATATGATACAACTTACGCACTTGAAGCTACAGCAAGTAATGTCGCGTATGATACCTGATGGTATTTATCTCGATGCTGATGGTTTAGCTGAAATAGATTTAGGTAATGGTACAAACTATAATCCGCAAGAAGCTTTAAATATGTTCTTCCAAACAGGTTCTGTTATTGGTAGATCAATGAACGAGCTTGGCGAGGGTAACGCAGGTAAAATACCAATACAAGAAATATCATCTGGTAGTGGTGGAAATAAAATGCAAAGTTTAATTGCTACGTACAACTATTACTTACAAATGATACGTGACGTAACCGGATTAAACGAGGCTAGAAGTGACGCTCCAGACGCTAGATCTTTAGTTGGCGTACAAAAAATGGCGGCCGCTAATTCAAATACAGCTACTAGACATATACTTGATGCTGGATTATTTTTAACTGCAGAAACAGCTGAAGCGTTATCACTTAGAATATCTGATATAATAGAATACTCTCCGACTCGAAACGCTTTTATACAAGCTATAGGTGCTCACAATGTTGCTACGTTAGAAGAGATGAGTAACTTGCATTTGTACGACTTTGGTATATTTATAGATCTTATGCCAGATGACGAAGAAAAGCAAATGCTAGAAAACAATATACAGGTAGCAATAGGTCAGGGTAGTATAGAGCTTGAAGATGCTATTGACGTTAGAGAAATAAAAAATATTAAACTAGCAAACCAAGTATTAAAAATACGTAGAAAGAAAAAACAAGACAGAGATCAAGCTACGCAGCAAGCTAACATAAAGGCTCAAGCTGACGCTAACGCTCAAGCACAACAAGTTGCCGCTCAGGCAGAGGTGCAAAAGCAACAAGCGTTAACAGAGGCTCAAATAAAACTAGCAGAAGCAAAATCAGGATTTAAAGCTCAAGAGTTAGACAAAGAAGCTGAAGTTAAAAAGAAGCTAATGGAGTATGAGTTCCAGTTAAACATGCAAATGAGAAACATGGATCAAGCTCAGTCTGATAGAAAAGAAATGTTTAAAGAAGATAGGAAAGACCAAAGAACTAAAATGCAAGCTACTCAACAAAGTGAGCTTATAGACCAAAGAGCAAACAATAAATCACCTAAAAACTTTGAGTCGTCAGGTAATGATATAATTGACGGTGGAATTAATTTAGGTGGTTTTGACCCTAGATAACTATTAACTTATATTTTATATTATGGAAGAAAATGAAAACGTAGTTGAAAAGACTACACCACAAGAAGAGGTGACTAAAGTTGAAGTCCCTTCGTTTGATAGCGCTGATGATGATAGCGTTATTAAAGTAAATTTAGATCAACCACCTGTTGTTGAAACTGAAGAACCTACGGAGGAATTAAAAGAGGTTGAACAAGTTGAACAGGTAGAACAGATAGAGCAAGAGCCTACGATAGAAGAAACTCCCGTGTTACAAGAAGTAACAAACGAAGTTGAAGAAGCTGTAGAGCAAGTTGCAGAAGAGATAGGTGCTGCTATTGAAGAGTCAAACGAGACTGGACAAGCGCTACCAGAAAATATACAAAAAGTTGTAGACTTTGTTAACGACACTGGCGGATCGCTAGAGGATTACGTTAACTTAAATAAAGACTACAATGAAATGGATAATTTAACCGCGCTGCAAGAATACTATAAGATGACAAAACCTCATCTTGACGCAGACGAAAGAGACTTTCTCATGGACGAAACATTTTCAATTGATGAAGATATTGACGACGAGAAAGAAATAAGAAGAAAAAAAATAGCCTTAAAAGAGCAAGTTGCCGAGGCTAAAGCCTACTTAGACGGGCAAAAGTCTAAATATTACGAGGAGATCAAAGGCGGATCTAAGCTTCCTGACGAAGCAAAGAAAGCAATGGACTTCTTTAATCGATACAACAAGGAATCGGAACAGAATGCAAAAATAGCAGAACAACAAAAGTCTACTTTTTTAAAAAAGACTAACACAGTCTTTAACGACAAGTTCAAAGGTTTTGAATATAACGTCGGAGATAAAAAGTATAGATTTAATGTTAAAAATGCTGAAGAGGTTAAAACAACTCAAAGCGACATTAACAACTTTGTCAAAAAGTTTTTGAACGAAGATAATACGATGTCAGACGCTGAAGGTTATCACAAATCTCTCTACACGGCTATGAACGCCGATGCTATTGCTAAGCACTTTTACGAACAAGGCCAAGCTGACGCGCTCAGAGAGAGTGTTGCGAAAAGCAAGAACGTTAACATGGAACCGAGACAATCTCACGGTGAAATTGAAGCTGGTGGTATAAAAGTAAGAGCGTTAGGTGAAAACTCATCCGATTTTAAGTTTAAGATTAAAAGCAAAAGAAAATAATTTTTAACTTTAAAACATTTTATTATGGCAATTACTGCAGGTGATAATTTGAACTCGGTACCTACTTCTCAGAAGCAAGCGCTAAACTCAAATTATTTCGATTTTCTTGCGACAGCTAATCAAGGTTGGGCGCAACAATATTTACCAGAGCTAATGGAAAAAGAAGCTGAGGTTTTCGGACCTAGAACTATTTCAGGTTTCTTAGCACAAGTTGGCGCTGAAGAGGCTATGACAGCTGATCAAGTTGTATGGTCTGAACAAGGTAGATTACACCTTTCTTACAAATGTTCAATGCTAGACCACGATGCTGGTATTAGCGGTAACTTAGGTTGTAAGATTGAAATCTTAACAGATATGGACGGTCAAGATCCTGGTTATAATCACGGTGTTCGTTTACACGATACTGTTATTGTAGCTGGTGGAACTGGTCAAACTTTTAAAGGAATTGTTACTGAAGTTGCTACTGCAACTGCTCCAACAATAGAAGTTATACCTTATGACGCTAACGATTCTGTTATTGCTAATGGTGTTGACAACTGTACTATATTAGTTTATGGTTCTGAGTTTAAGAAAGGAGTTTCTTATCCAGGTGCTTTAGCTGACGATGGTAGTTCTCACGGAACTTCAACTGACTCTCGTGGTGCTAACGAACCAGTATTTAAGTCTTTTTCTAACAAGCCTATCATTTTAAAAGATTACTACGAAGTATCAGGTTCTGATACAGCTAGAATCGGTTGGATTGAAATCGCTGCTGAGAACGGACAGTCTGGTTATATGTGGTACTTAAAAGCTGAAGCTGACACAAGAGCACGTTTCACTGACTACTTAGAAATGGCAATGATTGAAGGTGTTAGAGCTTCTGGTACTAACGACGCTGATTTAGCTGTTCACAACTCTGACGGTGCTGCGACAGGTACTCAAGGTTTATTCGACGCTATCGAAGATAGAGGTAACGTAACTTCTGGTGTTACTGGTGTTAACGCTGCTTCTGATTTAGCTGAGTTTGACGCTATCTTAGCAGAGTTTGATAACC